TCGTCAGATCGGGTCGGAAGGGTCATCCGTGGAAAAAGAGATTAATGAGAATGGATTGTTACTTCAATCGTTACGGTCTAAGGTATCTCAACTCGGCGAGAACAACCGCGAGATCTCTACGCTCCAGGAGCAAATCCGCCAATACCAAAAATCTTTAGATAAGGAAGTGAGCGCAGACTTAACTAGTGCAAAAACTGATAGAGATGAAATGAAATCTGATAAGGATAAAATGCTAGAAAGCAAAATAAATTTATCAGAGCAGTTCAACTATAATATCGTGATAGGAGAGATGCTCAAAGATTCTGGAATTAAAACTAAGATCATTAAACAGTATCTTCCTGCGGTCAATAAGTTTGTCAACACCTATTTACAGATACTCGACTTCTTTGTACACTTCAACCTAGACGAAGCATTCAATGAAACTATTAGATCACGCCATCGTGATGAGTTTACATATGAATCATTCAGTGAAGGTGAAAAACAAAGGATTGACCTCTCGCTACTATTTACATGGCGCCAGATTGCTAAGATGAAAAACTCTGTCGCTACAAACCTATTGATCCTTGATGAAACTTTTGATTCATCCCTAGATCATGACGGTGTGGATAACCTACTCAAGATTCTTCACACTTTGGGTGACGATACTAACATATTCGTCATCTCACATAAAGGAGAAATCCTTGATGGTAAGTTCAACAGCAAAATTGAATTTAAAAAAGAAAAAAACTTTAGCAAAATGCTTTACTAATTTGCTAAAGTATGATATAATATGGTATATGAAATCCACGGAGATAATTATGGAATTGAATGATAACACTATCGAAGTCCTGAAAAACTTTTCAGGCATTAATCAAAACTTGCTAGTGAAGCAAGGAAACACTATTAAGACTATCAGCGAAGCACGAAATGTTGTAGCAACAGCAATCGTGGCAGAAGAGTTTTCTCAACAGTTCGGGATCTATGACCTCAATGAGTTCATTGGTGTACTCGGTCTAGTTGATCAACCTAATCTGAAGTTCTCTGATGAGTCTGTTACGGTCGGTGACCAGTCGGGTAGATCTAAGATTAAATACTTCTTCTCTCCCGAAGAAACCCTAACATCACCGACCAAAGATATTACTATGCCTGAAGGCGATGTGAAGTTTACTCTTGATGCCGATACGTTGGGTAAGATTAAACGAGCAGCATCTACTCTCGGTCATAGTGAAATGTCCATCACTGGTAATGATGGATCTATCGTGTTGTCTGTACTAGATAACCAAAACTCAACATCGAATGCGTATTCGATCGAAATCGGTGGTGAGTTCCCTGCTGATTCAGTTTTCAACTTTGTTGTGAGCATCTCTAACCTTAAATTGCTTCCTGGCGATTACGAGGTGCAGATTTCATCCAAACTGATCTCTGAATTTAAGCATACTGAAATGAACGTTCGTTATTGGATTGCACTAGAAAAATCCTCAACCTTTGGAGTATAATAAAAAAATGTCGACAGATAATCAAGATGAACTAATGAAACTTGCTAATCAGGTTTCACGGTCAACAGTAGCAGTAGTTGATGCTGTTACACAACGTGGTGGTTTTAAGGGTGAAGAACTCTCAACCATTGGTACACTTCGTGATCAAGCGATCCAAGTGATTTCCCTTGTGGAAGAAATGCAGCAAGAAGCAGCAATGGAAAGTGAAGATTAAACTTTACTTTTGACTAGATTCGTTATATAATTATATTTTGTTATGAAAGTTTTTGAAGAATGTCTAATGAATTTTTATGGGTTGAAAAATACCGTCCGCGAAAGATTGCTGATTGTATCCTTCCACCCCAACTGAAAAATACTTTTCAGAAAATCGTTGATACTGGTGAATTGCCTAATATGCTTTTCACTGGATCAGCAGGTCTCGGTAAGACTACTGTAGCACGAGCAATATGCAACGAACTTGATCTCGACCATATTGTCATCAACAGTTCGGAGGATGGCAATATTGACACTCTCCGTGGTAAGATCAAGCAGTTCGCAAGTACTGTCTCGCTTCAGGGTGGCGTGAAAGTCGTCATCTTGGACGAGGCAGATTACTTAAATCCACAATCTACTCAACCAGCACTTCGTGCTTTTATCGAAGAGTTTTCTAACAACTGTAGATTTATCCTTACATGTAATTTTAAGAATCGTATCATTGAACCACTACACTCTCGGTGCGGTGTTTATGATTTCAATGGCGGTGATAAACCTACGCTGTGCGGTGAGTTTATGACCCGATGTCAGGAGATTCTTCTCAAAGAAAATATTTCGGTTCACAATCAGCAAGTTCTCGCTGATCTGATTATGAAATACTTTCCTGACTGGAGACGTGTACTTAACGAACTCCAACGGTATGGTATCGCCAATCAGAGTATTGATGATCAGATCCTAGTTAATATTTCTGATCAAAACTATGATGAATTATTTACTTGTTTGAAAGAAAAAGATTTCAAAAAGATGCGTAAATGGGTGACAAACAATATAGATACTGATGTGTCTGCAATTTTCAGATCTATATATGATAGGATGTCAGATAAGATTGCTCCACATTCTATTCCTCAGGTTGTCCTTATTCTTGCTGATTATCAGTATAAAAATGCGTTCGTTGCTGATCACGAACTTAATGTAGTTGCTTGTCTAACGGAGGTCATGGCAAATGTCGAATTCTCTTAATATCCACCGTCTCACTATCTTTACTCAAAAAGATTGCCCATACTGCGTGATCATGAAAAAGAAGATTCTTTCATGGGGTTACGACTTCGATGAAGTGAACATTAGTTATGATATGGAATCTAAAATGTTTATGAAAGAAGAAGGTCATAAGACAGTACCACAATTGTATTTAAATGACCAACACTTAAATCATTGGGATACAGATAAGTTCACCAAGTCTATGCTAGAAAAAGAAATATCATTTATCTTAACAGAGATGGGTGATGGTGGCGTAGAGAACTTCGGATGAACCCATATGAATATGTAAACGCAATAAATTCTACCAAAAAGAATATTATGGTAGATAACCTTGCAGAAAAATCTTACAACTCATTCGTAGTCAATAGGTCTTTATCATACTTTAATGATACAGTCTTAATGGCGAACGAAATGAATATCAATCATCACATAGATAATCGCCTTAAATTTGACTTTCTTATAAATATCATCAGAAAGAAAAAACGGTTTTCAAAATGGATGAAACCTGAAACCGAAAGTGATGTGGAAGTTGTCATGCAATATTATGGTTATAGTAATACCAAAGCAAGAAATGCCTTGACCCTTCTCAGTACAAATCAAATTGATGAATTAAAGAAGAAGGTTTATAAAGGTGGAAGAAAATAAAATCATAGAATGGACGCCTGATTCTATGCTAGAAGTAACTCTCAACGAACCAGATGATTTTCTGAAAGTTCGTGAGACTTTAACTCGCATAGGCGTCGCATCCCGTAAAGATAAAAAACTATATCAGTCCTGCCATATTCTACATAAGCAGGGAAGATATTTTATTGTTCACTTCAAAGAGTTATTTCTACTTGACGGTAAGAAATCTAATCTAGAAGAAAATGACGTTGCTCGTAGAAACACGATTGCTCAACTTATGAGCGATTGGGGTTTGATAACAATGGAAGGTTCTGTAGATTTATTTGCACCAATGAGGCAGATTAAAATAATTCCTTTTAAAGAAAAAAGTGATTGGGAACTTTGCCCAAAATATAATATTGGAAATAAATAATGAGAAAAATATTTTTAGATGTGGGTGCCAATAAAGGTCAAAATATCAGAAACTTTAGAAATGTCTATGGGGACGATTATGAAGTTTTTACATTTGAACCTAATCCAGAATGTATTGGTCATATTAAAAATAAATATGAATCAGATGAAAAAGTAACTATCATGCAGTGTGCTGCTTGGAATATGAACGGCACGCAAGAACTTGAACTTGGTGTACATACTGTCAGTTCAAGCATGAGAAAAGATAAACTAACATCTATGTCTGGGAAAACAATTCTTGTACAAACGCTAGATCTTTCTGAGTGGATACAAGAAAACTTTACTACAGATGATGAAATTATTATGTATGTTGATATAGAAGGTGCAGAATATGAGGTCTTAGACAAGATGATGTCTGATAATATTCTCAACGCATCTTGGTTCAATAAAATTTATATGGAGTTTCACGAGACAAAACTTAGCAGTCTCCCTAGAAGTTTGCATAATAAAATTTATGATTTCTTAATTGAAACTTTTAAAGAAAACGTATTTATTCACGCAAAATATCAAGCAGATGAATATGAAAAGATAGGATAAAACTAATGGCAGAAAAAACTCATATAGACAAGGTCATAGAAAAGAAAAAACCTTCTAGCGAACATAATGAGTTTGAACTGGTGTTACGTTTTTTTGGGAATGAACTGATAGCAATCAAACTTGCTGCCACTAACTTTAGTGCCAAGTTGGTTGTCTACAGTATCATACTTTTAATCTTTGCTTTCTTGATCATGGAAGTATTTGGACTCAATGCCTTGTTAGGTTATGGAGATTATTCTGCTTCATTTTATGACAACGATTAAAGATTAAAAGATTATATATAGTAATGAGTCGCCGAATGATCGGGACTCTAAATTAACCTTGCATAAGTCATGGAGGTACATATGACTGGATTAGTATATCCGCGAAGCGGATTCATCGGTTTCGACCACATCTTCGATCAACTTGAGAATATTCACAAGCACGCGAAGGATACCTACCCACCACACAACGTAGTAAAAGACGATGAGTTTAAATTCTGTCTTGAACTTGCTGTGGCGGGATTCAAACAAGAACATATTGATATTGAAGTTAAGGACCATGTTCTTACCATCAAAGGCGATCGTCCACAACGTCGCGAACAAGATAGATATGTTCATAAAGGTATCAGTGCAAGAAACTGGAAAAAGTCGTTTAGACTGTCGGAATACACCGAAGTCCTCGGTGCTGATCTACAG